GTGGCCTAACCCCAGTGTACTGCCGCCGATAGTGGGTCCCTACACCCGGATACTATCTCCGACAAGTAACTGTCTTTGCCTTGTACAGCGTGTATTGGTACCCCGTAACTTTTAGCAAGTGACACCTTCGTCCCTGAAAACAGATGTCTGAACATACCGTATTGTTTTGCTTTTAGTCTCATATTATCGTCAACTAACGTTTCTTCAACGTATAGTCCGAATCGATAATCTGCTGACCTATCATAAACAGCTAAGTTTGTTCTTGTAAGTATTGTTTTGAAGTAATTTGATAATCCATACTTCTTGGATATGCGCCTAGAAAACGTAAAACATCCTGGTAAAATAGGCAAACGTGACTCGCCTCCAGACAAGTCACTGCCGTCAGCCTTGATCCTTGTGCGGTGGTACCGTTTTTCTAACGCTCTATCACTGACATCTTCACTATAACCCCCCAAACTTACATGTATGTTCTCCATATCTAGTATATCTAGAAAATCAAGATCCCATTTGTCACAAGTATACTTAAGTTGGGCTTTGTAAAGACGATCTATCACTTTTTTATTACCCTTTCTAGATAACATTTCTTGTTTTCTGGTATAAATAGAACGTAAAATAGATACCGGATCATTCGGGACTACAGTCTCCGTAGGGCCGTGTACAAAAGTTGCAATTGATCGTGCTAAGTATTGTGCACCTGTACCAGTACGGTGGTCTACTCTTAGAAATTCTGCGATCGCGCCGAGAAAACACTTAGTGTTTTGGAAGCGCACATTCTTACTTACTGCATTATATTCAAGCTGTTGTACCTGCCTTAAGCTAGTAACAGCACCTAAGATATCATCTCCATTGTGGGTAGTCGTGATAGGTGTTTTCTCCGTGATTACTTGAGTGTAGATGTAATTGAGTATAGTATTCATGAAGGTTGTTAAGCGCCAGCCCGATAACAAAGTACCTTCTGCTTTATAACGAATGCCATCACCCCCGGTGATGTACATGTTTTCTAAAGATTGTCTTACCCAATATATAGCGCGTAGCTGATCCAACTCCAGGTATGTTTTATATGTATATAAATAAGCATCTAGTACTGCCTGCATACTAGAAAGGCTGTGCTGCGAATTAAAATCTTGGAAGTCGAAACAATAAGGCACTCCATCTCTCAACACCTGCTCAACAGTCCGAGAGACTTTCTTCGCCTCTGCTTCTACTCCGATCGGAAATAGGCCAGCTAATAATTCCTCACACCCAGCTAAACCAAAGCTAGACATGATGAAGTTGGTGTTATCTACACCATATATAGCTCTGTTCTTTCCCCATTCGTATTTTTCTGAAGACCTTGCACACATTTCTGGTTTTCTATTAAAAAAATGGGTAAAATCATAATCTGGCATGGCGTTAAAACCATAAAACTTATGCCTCATGGTATGTTCTTTATGTCTGAACTTTTCATCCTCAGGATATTGGCTATTGTATGCTCCTGTCGGACTCCACTGCCAGCGCGTAGCCCAAAAATTGTCCCAGCTATATCTCTTAGGCCTGCCTTTCAACCGAATTAAGTTTTTAAAAAGTCGTGCTGCGTGATTAAATATTGTATTAGAATCTATGTTGACTACATTAAGTTCGATACGGTTACGGCGTTCCTGCGCCCAATCAACGGTACCAACCCCCCTGTTCACTAAAACCTCTAATTCAAAGAAGGGTGTTAGATCGAGTGGTAATAAATTTTGTAACGCTTTGAGCTTTAAAGTAAACTTATTTTTTATAGAGTGCATAAAACCCTCGTACCCATCAAATTTCCAATCAAGAAACCCGGATACGTTCCACCACTTTTTTTGATCTTCAGGCAAACACATAGCCCATACTATCAATCCGACCAAGAAAGATTCATGCGCACCAGAAAGGGCAAGACGTTCTATCAATTGCATAGTTGGGCCCACTTGTGAGCATAGTTCATCCCACTCGAAGCTACGTAACTCGTTGAAGGTAAGGTGCCTAATGTGTTGCCCACTAATTTTAGTGATCGGTGGTTCAAGCGTACCTTGGTGAAAACGTTTGATTAAATGGATATTTGAAAATTCAGTAACCCTGCGCATAGAAGCCTCAGTAATATAGAATAAATGATTAAGCAGTTCTTTATTTGTTATGGGGCCGTAAGGAGCCAGCTCAGGGCCGTATTGTATCTGTGAAATTCTAATGAGTGAGTAATTACCCATTGAGGGTAGGTGATTGTCCTTAGTTATGTACAGTGCAGTTAAATTAAGAGCTGGCAAGTAGACTGCGTACGTCCGAACAGAGGTATCACCAATACGGTACATATAATTACCATTTATATTAACCCCATACATTATATCAAATAAAAACAACGTAGCCAGGTCAAAAGTAGACTGTACCAGACAGTCATTATTAAGCTGTATATAAGAGAATATAGTAGTGAGATGTTTTAGACTACCGGCCCAGGATCTTCGTCTGGTTGTGGTTCCGGTCCTAAGTCTTGTTCCGCTAATCTTAACGAGTTT